GCAATCCATACATTTGTGGCTTTTATTACATCATCTTTGTTTGTAACGCTTATAGAAACACCTTCTTTGACAAGGTTTCTGTGAGATGTTGGAAGTAATTTTAATAGCCAATATGTTTTTCCAATTTTTTGTTTCCCCTGAAGTACTAGCGCGCCCTCAGAAGCTATGCCATCCGGCAGATATAAAGCGGCAACGCACGAAACAAGCCATCTGTAGATTAGTTTATTCGCCAGCTCTTGCTTTGGCGACTCAATAGTATCGAGCAAGTCGTTTATGCGTGAAATACCATCCCATGCCTTGCTTTCAATAAATTCTATTGCTGGGTGATACCGATTTCTTTCAGATATTAAATTTATATGGTTATAGAGGTCAATTTTAGGGACTCTATTCTTTACACATAGATTTGATATTTCTGTAAAAAAACAATCCGCTTCATTTTCTGAGCTGAATTTTTTTTCTCCGTTATTAAATTCAGGCAAATTAGTCATCAAATTATATTTAATTTTTATATTAAAATGATTTAACAAATGAGCAATATTGTCCGTTGTATTTAATGGGTTGTCTTTTTCGCTTAAATCAGGGAAGTTTTCAGTTGGTATTGATTCAAATTCTTGCTTGATATTTTTGGCATCTTCAATCGCCATTAAAATCATATCCAAGTCGATAACACTGTGTTCTATATTATAGTCCGCAAGATCCCATCCTTGATCAACACCAAGCGACGCAGGATTTATACAATAAACAGCACGCGCAACTGGCAATAAAACCTCTTTTAGTGTTGATTGCGCTTTGTACCCAGCTTTATCATTATCTGGCCATATATAAATTTCACGGTCAATTAAATTTGTTGTGTCTAGTTTTTTTGCGCTACTGCTACCACCGACCCAAGTAACAACAACATAATCAGGTAACAATAATGCTGCTGCATCAGCCGTTTTTTCACCTTCAACTATCAAAACCGGCTTGTTAGGATATTCTTTTAGCTCATGGCATTTGTAAACTGAATTGCCGTTGGGCGTAGGCCATCGAGTATAACTCCACTTATTGTTTTTAAGATGCCAGCATGCAAAGCCCTTTTTATCGCCTGGGTTTATAGGCTCATAACGAACTGCATAACCTAATAAATTTGTATCCTCATCTCTGTATTCCCATGATGCGATTGCTTCTAACCATCCGTAATTGTTTAAAAGCTTTTTACTGTTGAAATTTGGTTTTTGTTCATTATTTGATATACTCATAACGCATTAACTCCTGTAAGTTTGTCTAGTGCAAGTAAAATGCGCGCTACCGCATTTTCAAGCGATATATCCTGCTCTGGTGTTAAAAAAAAGCCCATACCAGCATACCGCCAGAATGGGCTTCACGTAAAAGAATAAGTTTGTTACAATCCTGTGCATATATATCCTACTGTAACTAGGGTGTATAGCCAACGCGCCACGCGCAATTGGCTGCATGGTATTGGTAGTACCTAGCAGCCAACATCTTAAATGAAATCATACATTCGATCAAACACACAACATAGGATACGCTTATATTGGTGTTCCCGTTTCCGCTGCGTTAATCCACTTCTCGCAGCGGTTTTTGTTTCAGCAATAACTCCCTTATCCACGGCTCAACAATATGCGACTCCTTAACACTAAAAAACAACGGGTTTTTCGTAGTCGGGTCACGGTCATAAACAGAATTCGCCAGCCGTTCCAACAACAACCTAGACTCCACATGTATATCCATACTTAATATCCTCCCAGATAGCGAAAAAAATCCTCCAAACCGACCAATGCAAAACCACCAACTACAGTACAAACAACCAACCACACTAACTCCTTACGCTGTCGCCTATTCATCCCTTCCCTCACTTGTCACCCTCAGTAGTATGATTAACATCTGCCTTAAATAGTCCTTTCGTAACCCGCTCAATACGCAACTGCGTCACAATAGGAATATACCCTTTCCGCTTCCAATTAGAATAGTTTACATGACTGAATCCAGTCTGCTTCTCAAAATCATAACTGTTCTTATAATGCCCCTTTAAATCATCAAGTGTCATCGCATTTCCCCATTAAATAAAATTAATTATAGCAACACTATTGACATTTAGCAACGGATGTAACATAATGTCTTTACGCAATCCGGCGTAGACTTTGATAAGTAAAGAGGAAATATTATGTATCAGCAAGACAATACCGAAGCGCGGCAATACACGCTTGAAGACAGCATTAAGAAATTAGAGGCTACTAATAAGAAGCTCGCTAAGTTAACGCTTGAGAAAGAAGCGTTGACGGCAGAGATTATAGCAGGTATTGGTCATGCTCATGAGGGCGAGCGCTCGTACGAGGTGAATGAGTGGAAGGTGACTTGTAAGACGCCTATGATTTATTCGCTTGATACCAAGGCATATAAACAGTGTGATATCTATATTGACCCTGAATTTGACCCTGTTAAACAATCCATAACCTACACGGTTGACAAAAAGCGTTTCGAGGAATGCATGACGTTGGCACCTGCTGGTGTTCGTGAGGCTTTGTGTGAGTTGGTGACTAAGAAGCCGGGTAAAGAATCTGTAACGTTAAAGAGCAGGTGTTGATCATGAAAGTTGAATTATTGAAATACATTAAAAACGATGCCCGTGTATTACAAGCTGCATTAAGCAAAAAAACAGGTGAAAAAGTGTCTTATCAGCGATGTTTGCATGAACTGGCCAAGCAATACGGTTTTGGCGATTGGCACTTTGCTTCTAAATACGCGAAAGATAACGGTATTGAGTTTATGGATACCCCCCGCGGTAAGCTGGAGTTAGGTTTATGAGCATCCTAGACCAAATAACAACCGGAGGGGCAGAAGCCCCGCGTATAACGATCTACGGAAAGCCGGGGGTGGGTAAATCAACGTTAGCCAGCCAGTTTCCCGATCCATTGTTTTTGCTAACAGAAGAAAACGGCCTTGATGGCGTCAAAAAACTGCCGGTCATTACAGAATTTAAACAGCTATGGTCAACGATTAAAGCATTGCTTGCAGAGAAAGAGTTGCCATTTAAAACGTTGGTGGTCGACAGCATATCAAAGCTGGATTCAATGGTGGTGCGATACATCCTTGAGACAGAGCCATTGAACAAAACAGGCCAGCCACCATCAAGTCTTAATGCGGCCTGTGGAGGTTATGGGGCAGGATTTGCAAAGGCGCAGATGATTCATCGTAGCTTGAAAGCTATGCTTGATCAGTTTCGCGCTAAAGGCATCGCGGTAATTTACATATCACACGTTGATATCAGCAAACATAAAGCCCCTGATTCCGAGGACTACGACATTTATACCATCGTTATGAATCATAACAAGTCACGCGAGGTGTATATCGATGACGTCGATCTTGTTGCTTTTTGCCGTCTTAAGTCCTACACGAGCGAAACAGAAAGCGGGCGTGTGCTGGTACGTAGCACAAGCGACCGCGTTATACATGTAGGCGTTAATGATGGTCACGTAAGCAAGAACCGGTTTAACATGCCTGATGAGCTTCCTATGTCGTTTAAGGCCATGGCCGAACACATCCCGTTTTATAATCTTAAGGAGCAAAAATAATGAGTTTTTGGAACAGCCCAACGAACCAACCAATTACCGGCAGCGAGAAAGATGCGTTCATCCCTGATTTTACTATCATACCTGAAGGAACCATGGCAATCGGCGTAATTAAATCCTGTACCGTAGAGAATAAAGAAGCCACCCAATACAGTGAGGCCAATAAATTCATTCAGGTTGTTTACAAGCTGGCTGAGGGAGAATTTAAAAGCCGAGAAGTCACGCAAAAGATTAAGGTATTTGACGGCAAGCCAGAAGCCATTCATCGTTCGCTAAACATGCTTAAGCTACTGATGACCTTATGCAATTACCAGCCTACGCATAGCAATGAACCAACCAATCAGGATTTGGCTAACCTGCATGGTAAAGTTATCGGGTTAAAGATTGGCGAGTGGTCAATGCCGCGCGCTGATGGCAGTATTGGCGAAGGAAATTTTATTCGGGAAATTCACCCAGCCACTGGATTCAAATGCGAAACAGGTATAAAGGCCGAAGTAACGCATACACGCAGCAGTGTTGATAGTGCGTTTAGCCGGAATCAAAAACCTGCGCTTGATGTATTAGATGACGATTTGCCTTTTTGATGACCACTGGCAAACTAACTAAAATTTTAAATAGCATTGCTATAGAAAATGAAACACCAAGAGACTACATAGGAGCCAGCAGCATCGGCTCCCCGTGTATGCGTCAAATATGGTATGCATATAACGGATATGTTGGGGAACCGATATCGCCCAGGCTTGCGAGAACGTTTGAAATAGGAAAACGGCTTGAAGGAATGGTGCTGGATGACCTGGAAAGCGCCGGTTTATATGTGATACGTGATTGGTGGGATTTGGTTGACCGTGAGTTACCGTATTTTAAAGGGCACGTTGACGCGGTGATTGGCGATGCAATTATAGAAGTCAAAACCGCTAAAGATTCGTCGTTTAAGCAATTTGTGAAACATGGCTTGCGTAAATGGTCGCCACAATATTATGCGCAATTACAGGCGTACATGGGCATGTCTGGGATATGTGAATCATATTTGATATGCCTAAACAAAGACACAAGCGAATTGCATGACGAGCAGGTGATGTTTCAGCCGCAATATTATGATGGCTTGAGGCTTAAGGCTGAAATGATACATGCGGCGCAGGAGCCGCCGCCTAGGGTTAATCATAGCCCGGTGTTCTATGTTTGTAAGACGTGTCGATATAGGAGAGTTTGTCATGACAGAGACTAATCCAAAAACAAGAGAAAACATGCTGCGCTTGTTAGGCCAATTTGACGCGATACGGTTCCCGTTGGTTGGTGGTTCAGTGATAGAGAATCAAGCGTATTATGACCTGCTGGACTCAATGCATGAGCAGTATGTGGGGATATTGAAGGACTTGTTGGGGTTTGAGAATGAATGACTTTACGAAAGATGAGCTTCAGGAACTGATTGAATGGGGAGATTATTGCGTTGGAAGCGGTTTGTGTTATACCGAAACGGAGCCTCTTTACGGTAAAATCCAATCCCTAATCGATAACTATGATTCACTTGATGCAATCCGAGAGAGGACTAATAGACATGGTGGTTGTCAATGAATGACTTCATGAAAGACGAGCTACTTAAAATTTATACATGGGGATTAGACCGAGTTGAAGCAATTGGCAAAGATGAATTTGAACAAGAAGGTGGAACAAAGGTTTTTATGAAGATCGATGGCATGATCGAGAACTATTGCGATTATGACCTACAACAATACATCCACGATAAACTATCATGGATAGCAGAAAGCCTACCCGAAACCGTGAAGCAACCAACGAGCTTTAGATGTGGTTATGATACAGGTTATAAGCAGGCTTTGTTGGATTTGCAGCGGTTTTTGGAGGTGGATGATGAATAAAGAACATTTCGCCTCATACCTTGAGGAAACGGCTGCCGAAATAAGGGCGCTTGCCATGACGCCCGCATACCTTGATGACATGTGTGCGTCGTTGTTTGATGCCACGAAAGAATTTTGGATTGAGCAAGAGGAAATGGCGAGATTGAAGATTGCTACGTTAGAGGGCGAATGATAAATGACCCAAGATGAAGTAAACCTGATATATGAATATTTACATGAGAATTATGAATATCGGGATGGTGAGTTGATTAGGAAAAAAGGAGGGCATGCGATTAAGGCGGGCAGCGCACTTGGGCATTTTAACTTTAATAAGCGAGGCATTCCAATTATTGAAGGTCGAGCAACTATAA